AAGGACCAACAGCAATCAGACCTTCACGCTTCTCATAAGCATGTTGAGTATAATCTTCACGCAAAGTTTCTTCAGTGGGTTCTTTCGGATACTCATTAGTGAAAGCATAAACCTCAAAAGGAATGGATGCTTTCTTACAGAACCACATCAGATTGAAGAGTTGCTTCAAAGTGTCCTGAAGAACATTGCCCATAGAACCACTCCAGTCAAGAACAAATACAAGACCATGATTCTTACCTTCAGCAAGAGTGGTTACTTTCCTGAAGAGATCTTCATTGTACTTGTAGGTATGAAGTTTGGAGCAATCAAGAACACCAGTGCGAGAAGTGGTAGCACGAGCGTAGGAGTCTGCTGACTTGCGACATTCAAACTCTTTGACCAGATAGTTGACTTCTTTCTGAGCAGATTTCTTGAACTCTTTGAATTCCCTATCAGCATTGCCAAAGACTTCTTCCTCAGTCAATTCATGACGCTCCAAAAAGTCATTCCACTCATCGAAACGAGAATGAATATCTGCATTGGGGATAACAATTTTATTCAGATTAAGTTTAGGAAGTTCCAGATACACATTTTCCCAACCTTCATTTGAAGCAAGGTCTTTCAGAGCATCTTCCAGACTCTGTGCGGTAGAAACTTCAAGTTCATCTTCGTCATTCTCAGTTCCACCATAGGAATCACTATCTTCAGGTTCCTCAGAATCAAACTCATCAGAATCATAATCATTAGATCCAGGTGCATCGTTAGTGCCGTTAGGAACACTAGGAGTGCTTTCTTCCTGAGAATCAGTTTCAGGTTGATCTTCACCTTCACTCTGACCACCCTGAACTTGGAGGTCATCAGTCTTGGTCTTCATCTCCTGCTGTTTCTTACAGTGGTTGTAAAGTTCTTCAGCAACATCCAGAACATCATCAAAAGTCTCAGCATCAGAAATCTTTTGAATCAGAACACGTTCTTGAGAATTGAAATCAATATCAACAAACTTTCCAATCTTGAAGTAAAGATTTGCCTTATCGGCAAGATTCATTTTATTTACATCTTCGTTCTCAATACAGAAGAAATCCTCATCGGCAAGTTCACTGTAACCGCGATGGAAAGTCTTTGAGATACCAGCGTAACGACGCTTCATCATTTTTTCGATGCGAACATCCTCAACGATGTTCACAAACTGTGGAGAAATCTTCCTATCTTTGAACCAATCACTATCAGGTGTATAGAGAGCGTGACCCACCTCATGAGCAACAAGCATATCGTAGACCTGAGCACTTGCCCGCTCCCAAACAGGGAGAGTCAAAACACGAGTGTGAACATTGAACTGAGCAGTCTCAACATACTTGTTCTCAACCACCAGGTCTTCAGTCGCAAGGAGTTTAGCGAGTTGGGACTTGATTTCGTGGCGGATCATGGTCGTCTCTGTCTTTGATGCTTACATCATACGCGAAAAACCCTTGACCTTATCAAAGCGTATGACACTTTCAAATTTGTCCTGCATGTCTTGCTTGTGGGAAATCACAAAGATATTAGCGTCCTTGATGACGTATCGAATAATCTTTAGGAACTCATCGGTTCCAAACCCGTCCAGAGAGGAGTCGAATACTTCATCCATAATCAACAGGTTGGTGTTTACAGAGTTTTTGACACGCGCTACTTCACGCCAAGTGAAGAGAAGGGCAAGGTCGATTCTCATCTTTTCACCCTCGCTAAAGGAACTATACGAAAAATCTTCGTGGATAGGGGACTTCACTGATTCCTTAAATTCTTCATCAAGATTGAAGTTGATATAAAACTCCATCATCTGAAGATAGCGATTAACCTGTTGATTAATGAAGGGAAGATACTTTCTTATGATCTTCGTTTTTACTCCGTCGTCTTTGAGTAGTGAGTAGGCAAAATCGTGATAAACGATTTCTTGTTTTTTGTCTGATAATTCAGAGAATGTGTTTGATAGATTTGTTTTGAACTCGTCTAACTTTTCATGTTCAGTATTTCGGTTTGCAAGGTTGTCGGTAATTCTTTGAATTTCCGATTCCAGATCTCGGATTTGTCGTTGATTTCCGCTAACCCGAGTATTGTTTTGAGAAATACCATGCGTTAAGTTCGTGATCTCCTTCGATAGGTCATTAAATTGACGCTCTCTCTGTTGTTCAAACTTAATGGTCGATTCCAACTCATCGAAACCTTCCTTTAGTTCCTTTGCCTTATTTTGAACGTCATCAATTTTATTTAACCGGAAGGATTCTTCAATATCCTGCGTACAAGTAGGGCATACCGTATTCTCCATGAAGAACTTATGCTCTTTCGTAATAGCAGATACTTTCTGAGAGATTTTTCCCCGAAGTGTGTTTAGTTTCGATAACTTTTGTCTTGCACCTGCAACTTCTTCTTGCTGCTTTGTAGTGTTTTCTAAATCTTCTTGAAGTTTAGTATTATCTTGGAGGTATTGATCAACCTCACTCATAAGTTTTGTAATCTTGTTCTTATTTCCTTCAATATTTTGCTTACCACGATTCTCCAACTCATCGATGAAGTTCTGTTGCATCTTCATCTTATCTTTGAGAGTTTCTTTCTTCAAATCAAGAGACTTGACTTGCTCTTTCTGTGTGCGAATCTTATCTTTGAGAATATTATTCATCAGAGAGAAGATACGAATATCAAGAAGATCTTCAATCACTTCACGACGATTTGCACTCGTCAACTGCATAAAGGGCACAAAAGTGCTACTACCCAGAATTACAATCTGAGTGAATGACTTGTAGTTTACTTTGAGAATATTATCTTCCAACAGACGTTGCATCGCACGGTCATCTGCTTCACGATGAAGTTCCGTACCATTTACAACGATATCAAATACATTAGGTTTGATCCCACGCCTTACAACATACTGGCGAGTATTAATCTCAAACTCAATCTCAACTAGACAATCTCGTTCATTCTGAGCATTGACTAATTGAGGTTTATTGATTTTACGAAAAGGTTTGTTAAACAAAACAAAGGTGAGAGCATCCAGCATTGTGGACTTGCCCGCACCATTTGTTCCAATGATTAGATTGGTATTATATTCTTCAAAATCAATCTCAGTAAATTGATTTCCTGTAGAGAGAAAGTTTTTCCATCTAATCTTCTGGAAGGTTATCATCTAGGTCTCTGGGAGGAATCACAATATCATTCGGTGTTACCACCGCATACTTGTAATTATAGCGTTTACAGGTCAAAATAGCAAGAGCGTCGTCAACTTCTACAACGTCCATCTCTGCTTCTTCATCCTCCTCAAGATGCATTGCATAACGCTCTGCGTCATCCTCTTCTTCAAATAAAAAGAGCACCTTTTCACCGTATCGATTTTGTACGGCATAGGCACCCTCTTCTTTTGAATTTCTGAGCGTTAGCAAAAACATTACTCGACCTCACATGCTTGTGAATAGACTTTCTGAAGGATTCCCTTAATGATAGTGCTATCACAATCAAACTCTGCCTCATCAATATATCGATTCAAGATAGAGATAGTGTTCTCACTTTCTTCAACTTCAAACTCTTCATTTTCTTGAACTGTGAAGTTCTCGACGATTTTTAGATCTTGGATACCACAGGAATATAACTTATCTATAAACTTTTCAAACTTCTTAGGATCAGTTTTTTTCCTAACGATGACTTTTACAATTTTACCCTGATATTCAGTAGTATCGAATACTTGATAAGGAGTATCTTCGTAATAGATGTTATAGAACAGTCTGAAAGGATTATCAATTTGTTCAATCTCAAGGGTATCAGTATCAAAGATAGTGAATCCTCTAGGATCGTTCACATCATTCCAGAACATCTCATATGGATTGCCTAGGTAGAAGATTCGTCCGTTGTCTGATCGTGTATGGTAATGACCCGAAAATACCCGCTCGAACTTCTCAAATAGTTCGCACGCCATACCGTCTTCCATGACGTGTCCGCGATGCGCTCTAAATCCGTTGAGCTCAAGGTGCCCCATCGCGCACGCGCTAGTTGAAACTTTAATTGATTCGATACTGCTCTCAGTATTTTCCGCATTGATCCAAGGGATAAACAAAACTTGTAGTCTATCTATCATAACTTCTGTGCATTCAGAGTATACATGCACATTTTTATACTGTTTGAGCAACAAATCTACAGAATTGATTGAATTCGTATCTTTGTAATAAGCAGTATGGTTACCAACGATAGTATGAACAGTAATGCCCAGTTTTTCTAACCGATCATAGTAGTTCTCTTTTGCCCATTCAAGAGACCACAAATCAATAGAGCGACGATTATCAAATGTGTCGCCCATATCAATTACCGTTTTGATACCACTTTCCTCCAGATATGGAAAGAAGACCTCATCATAGAACCTCTTGAAATAATCATGGAGAAACTTGGAACCCTTGCGAGCACCAAAGTGTTGATCGGTAATAATAGCAACCTTCATTGACGATTCGTCTTGTAAGCAATATTGTCCTTGATTGTATTAT